TTATTGGTTATTTTCTTTCTTTGCAAAGAATGCCCCATAATTAAACATCTTCATGCTCTGGTATCTGCCTATGTCCAACAGATTATTTATTATGATTTCCACGTCCCTGTCCTCACCGGACGTCTCATGCAGTCTCTGGCATATCCTTCCATAGGCTGCAAGCATTTCACTGTAGAGTTTTTCACAGTATCTGCCTTCTGCGAACTCATTCTCTACCACACTGCTTTCTTCACAATCGAACTCATCCAGATCATAATGCCCGTTCATCAAATCATAGATCATCGTTTTGAATTCTTCATCCTGTACTCTCATATACATCCTCATCACTTTCCGTGGTCATAAGAATGCATAGAAAAAGGGAAGCCAGTCTTGTCAGATACACTCAAACTGCTCCCCCTTACTTCTTCAGCGTCCTTACGAAGTTCATTAGAATTCTCCGCTCATCCGCACTTAAGTCATCCCATATTTCCAATAATTCACCTTGCTCATCTGTCAGGTCAGGCCGCATACCATCTCCGGCAAAGAACTGTGCGATTGAAATTCCGAATGCATCACAGATCCTTTCCAGGGTCGGTACTGTAGGTATGCTCTTCTTATTCATTATATTTGCCAACGCTGTCTGCGACATATCCGTGAGCTGTGCAAGTCTGTATTTGGAGACTTTATGCTTGCTGCATAATTCTTTTACCCTCTTTGGTATGTACTCCTCTGTACGCAAGTAAATTACACCTCTCTTCTATCTGTACGATATACATATTGTAACCGTTACGCAGAAGAATTATTAGAACCATATTTCTTTCGTAATTTACTCTAGTGCAGTGGAGTATCTGGATAAAAAAATATGAACGGCAGGTTTATGCAGTTCAGTTTTGTATCATGACAGAACCTTGATTTACCTTGTTTCCATCATTCTTATATCGTCTTGTTCCAGTTATAAGCATACCATCTGCATCCGTATCCTTCAATAAAAATCGTTCGACATATTTCGCACTTTCCTATCCTCTGTTTTCCTTTTACTCCATTACGCTTTATTAAATTACGCAACTTTTTTGCACTCATTGATAGATAATTTACCTTGCGTAAGAAAAAGAAAACAGGAGGTACAATCTATGAATCAGACGCAGATATCTGTTAATCACAGGCAGATAGGATACCGTATTAAGGAAGTAAGGGAGCAGAATCATATTTCACAGGCACAGCTTGCGGAAATGACCGACCTTTCCGTCTCCTACATAAGCCACATTGAAAATGCAAAAAGGAAAGCAAGCCTGGAATCTGTCATCCGTATCGTGAATGCCCTCGGAATTACCGTGGATGAACTGCTTGCCGGAGTGCAGATGAACAATACGGCTGCATACCAGACAGACATCGATATGCTCATGGAAGACTGCTCGAAAAATGAGAAAAGATTCATCTATGAACTTATAAAGGCAAGCCTTGAAGCCATGCACAAAAACGGCTGGGAGCTTGTTTCCAGTGACAGGCACAGATAAAGGCACATTATTTTCACACAAATAAATTTTCTTTGAAATAGACTATAGGGATATAGCTGTCCGTATAGTCTATTTTATTTCAGCATGAAAATTTTATAATAAAATCCAGCACAGAAATAAAGGTGGTAAGTCATGAACGAAAACGAGCAGAAAGCCGGCTCAGTTGCCGACCAGAAAAGTAAGATAAGGGAACGTTATAAAGGTATCGACCCGGATGAACTTGACGTGATCCCTGCCATTCCGCAGGAAGATATATTTGCAGTGGAAAATGAACAGCGTGTTGCCGTATATGCAAGGGTGTCAACGGATGACCCAAGACAGACATCCTCATATGAACTGCAGAAGAACCATTACCATGATGTCATCAGTAAGAGTCCGAACTGGAAACTGGTGCAGATCTATGCGGATGAAGGCATCTCCGGCACCTCACTCCAGCACCGTGACCAGTTCAAGCTGATGATCGAAGACTGCAAAAAAGGTCAGATAGATCTCATCGTGACCAAAAGCGTATCACGTTTTGCCAGGAATGTGGTGGACTGCATCGGTTATGTCAGGGAGCTTCTCGCACTCCCCCATCCTGTCGGTGTTTTCTTTGAAACGGAAAGGCTCAACACCTTTGACCCCAAAAGTGAGATGGTGCTTTCCTTCATGGCCACACTTGCACAGGAAGAAAGCCATACCAAGAGTGAGATCATGAATGCATCCATTGAGATGCGTTTCCGCAGGGGGATCTTCCTTACACCGATACTCCTTGGGTATGACCATGATGAAGACGGAAACCTTATCATTAATGAAGGGGAAGCAAAGATCGTAAAACTCATATTTATGATGTACTTAAACGGATGCACCTGTCAGGAGATTGCCGATACCCTGACGGAACTCGGCTGTGAGACCAAAAAGGGGAACACCGTATGGTCTCCCGGTTCCATCCTTCAGATACTGCAGAATGAAAGACACTGCGGTGATGTCCTTGCACATAAGACCTACACTCCGAACTACCTCAACCACAAATCAAAGAAGAATATGCAGAACCGTCCCCAGTACCGGAAGCGCGACCATCACGAAGCCATCGTATCAAGGGATGACTTTATTGCAGTCCAGAGACTGATCAGCAATGCCAAGTATGGGAACAAAGGGATTCTTCCGCAGCTGAAGGTCATTCCGGGAGGTGTCCTGAAAGGGTTTGTATCCATCAACCCCAGATGGGCGGGATTTAAGGAAACGGATTACATGAATGCATCTTCCAGTGTTTATGACGGCACGGAACAGTCCGGCCCGTCTTCCGGTCATGTGGAAGTAAAATCCGGTGAATTTGACCTGCGTGGATATGAGATCGCACGCTCACAGTTTTTTGACAGCACGGACCGTATAACCGTTACCTTCAGCCAGGGAGATATCCGCTTTTCCGCTCCTGCCGTCCGCAAACTTGACAGCACACTTGTGGAACTGCTCATACATCCAAAGAAACTGGTCTTTGCCGTAAGGAATGCGGGGAAAGACTGCCGGAATGCCATGCAGTGGTCTAAAAAGAAAGACGGCAAAAACTCTCCACGTGAGATCAGCGGGACTGCATTTCTTCCCACGCTCTATTCCCTCCTCGGCTGGAACGATGACTGCCGTTACCGCATTACGGGGGTAAAGCGTGGCAGCGGGAATGATGCCGTATTGCTCTTCAACCTTTCCGAACCAGAGATATTCATCCCCAATGACATGGTAGGTGCACCGGATACGGATCCGGCCGTAAAGCCCTTTACGGACAACCAGCAGAGAAATGTCCGAGCCTATCCGCCTGACTGGGCAGACACATTTGGGAGCAATTATTACAGCCACGCACAGGCAGAGGAACTTGCCGGATTCACCGGACGTAAAGACCCGGATACCTCCCATGCCCCGGTAACATACAACGACACTGATATACAGGTCACCAGTAAAAATGACATCGAAAAGAATATTAAACAGATCATGTCAGATATGAAGGAGAACACAGATGAACATACAGACAAACGATGAAAAGAATACCATTCCCGTGACCGAGGATGATGCTTTCAGCTATGACGGGTATCAGGTCGTCCGAGGCGAGTTCTTTGCCCATACCTATGAACCGTCCTTTACTTTTAATTCCAGCAAGGTATCCGTAAACACCGCCTGCATAAAAAAGCTCCCGGATACGGATTTCGTGCAGATACTCGTAAACCCGGATGAAAAGAAACTGGCGGTGCGTCCATGCCAAGAGGATGAGAAGGATTCCTTCCGGTGGTGTTCCGCAACGGCAAAACGCTCTCCCAGAC